TCCCGTACACTTTCAGCATGGTCAGTCCCCTTGTGTCTTCGGCTTCTCTGGCCTCGTCAGTCACCGCACTCACGGTGAGACGCCCCCGGTCACGCTGGGGACGTTTCGGCCTGTCAGTCTGCGCTGGGCGCGTCCTCCCCCTCGAGGTACTTCTGCACCGCCAGCGCGGCCTGTCCCGCCTGTCCGTAGTCGAAGAAGAACTTGCGCTCGTAGACCGCCTCGCTGGGGACGTTGGTATCCCACGCGAAGTCCCGCTCCTCCTTCGCGTTCGGCCCCAAGTCATCGACCCCGAAGTAGACCACGATGCCATCGCTGTTCCGATGTTCGGCGAAGGCGACCTTGCGCTGGGTCTCGTAGCACCGCACGGCGTAGCCCAGCTCCCGGCCATTGACGTACAACTCGACCGGATAGTGCGCTGGCTCTGCGAGCAGTTCGTCGAGGTAGGACAGCACCCGCTCTGCGGCCTTGGAAATCGGACGGTTCAACATTGTGTAGCCCCTTGTGTGTGAGTAACGTGGTGAGTGTGTCGTGACGAGTCAAGACTAGCAGGGGCAAGGGAGCCTGTCAAGACCCCCCCCTGCCTGTCCTGCTTACGCCTTGCGATTCGTGAGATTCTCGACCAGCACCTTCAGCTCGCTGATGGCTTCGGCGTCCCGGGTGTATTCCTCCCGGGTGTAGCTCTTGCCCTGTCCGGTGAGCGGGAAGAGGAAGTCAGGCCACTCCGTCACGGGCGTCTCGACCCACTCGCCCGTCCCCAGATTCAGCGACTTGGTGGGCGCGTGAACCGTATCGAGCAACCGCGCCAGCACCGAAACCTGCTCCTGCGTCAGCTTGACCGTCTGCATTGCAAGCCCCCTTGCGTGAGTGCCGCCGACAGTGGCGACGAGGGTATCTTACACCCCCCCGTCATGACGCGCAAGGGGTCCAGCGAATCGTTACACAACGTTCGGGGTCTCTTCGGGATTCAACTCGTTCGCTTGCTTGCGCTTCGCTCTGCTTCGGGTTATGTTCGGCCCATATGGCACCCGATGACAAGTTGGCAGTGAAGACGGCAACGGACGCCGCCGCGCAGACTGGCGAGGTGCGCGTGGAC